TATGGGTGATTATATTATTAACTACCAATTATCTATTGAAGATGGAATTGATCCAAATATCAGAATTATAGCTAATATTAGAGATAAATAAAAATAAAAACTTATAGACAGATTCATAGCCTGTCGCTTAAAAAATTTATGAGGAGCTGTGGCCCAATCAATTGGAGCCGCAACTTTTTTTTCGTATATTAACATATAAAACTGTAGTAAATGAATATAGTATTAATTGGAGCAGGAGTAGCAAATGTAAATGCTGCAACTAAATTAATTGATAACAACTTTAAAGGTAAAATTACCATAATGGATATGGGTAAAAACCCATATGAAAGAAAATATTCCGAAGTAATGGAAGGTTTTTTAGGAGCAGGTGGTTGGTCTGATGGTAAATTAACATACCACACTTCTATTGGTGGTCAATTATCAAAATACACTGGTGATGATAAAGCAATGGAATTAATGGATCAAGTAATAGAAAACTTTAAACGTTTCCACCCTAAACCAGAAGCAGTACAATGTTCTAACCCAATAGAAGAACCAGATTTTATTAAACCATATTTTGGTTTACGTTTATTTCCAGTATGGCACGTAGGTACAGATTATTTACATGAAATAGGTAAAAATTGGTATGATTTCTTAGTTGATAATGGAGTAACATTTAGATGGGAAACTAAAGTAACTGATATAGATTTTGATAAACAAGAACTTATATTTACTTGTCCTAGATACACTGACAGAATTAAAAAATATGATAAACTTATATTTGGTGTAGGTAAATCAGGTATTGATTTTGGTAAACAATTAGCTGAAAAATATGAATTACCAACAGAACCTAAATCCGTTCAAATAGGTGTTAGATTTGAAGCACCACAAAAACATTTCCAAAAATTAATTGATGTGTCTTATGATTTTAAATTATATAGAAAATTTGATGATAAAGGTATATCTCTACGTTCATTCTGTACAAACAATAATGCAGCATATGTAGCCGTTGAAGAAACTTATGGTGATCATAGTTACAATGGTCATGCTAAAAAAGATGAGGCATTTAGAAATGATATGACTAATTTTGGCATATTAATGGAAATAAAAGGAATTGAAAAACCATTTAATTGGTCAAGAAATGTAGTACAATCTATAAATAGAGATGGTACTGGATTATATTATAGTCCTTCTCGTAAACCATCAACTACATCCGAAGGTATAGAAGTATCTGCTACTACTATTAATAGTGAAGAATTATTTATAGTACGAAAGCAATTTGGAGGTTATTTTGAATACATAGATGATTTTATTAATGACATGAAAAAAGTATTCCCTACTCTAAATAACGATTGGGGTATCTATATACCAGAAGTCAAATATTTATCACCAGAACCATTAGTCAATTACAATAATTTAAGTTTAACTAAATATGAAAATGTCTATTTTGTCGGAGATGCCCTCAGTGCTAGAGGAATTACAGTCAGTGGAGCCCAAGGAATCTACGTTGCCGAAAACATTAACAACTAACCAAATAGATGATTTAATAGTCGCTATAGATGGGTATTTTTTCTTTAATTATGATGAGTACTCTTTTTATGATCAAAATCAAATAGAAGAAATAAGATTATTCTTAGATCTAAGGCGTGAAGTTCTAACTAAATATAATGAACTTTCCAAAACGCCCAATTAAATGAATGAAAATCTTATCCATGTAGTTATTGCTTTGATCTCAGCTCTTGGTAGTGTTGGAGCATGGAGATTTTATGAATTAAAATTAAAATATAGATCTAATAAAGAACTAAGCCCCCAACAAGCTAATGAAAATTTCATAAAAGATTTACAAGCTAGGGTAACTAAATTAGAAGCTTTATTAATTGAATCTTCCGAAGAAAAAGATAGATTAAGAGAAGATATTATTGAATTAACTGCTGAAGTTGCTACATTAAAAGAAAAAAGTAAACACTTAGATAAAGAAAATATATATTTAAAAGGTAAAACTAGAGGAAGAAAACCGCGAAAATAGTTGGAGATATGGAGAAAATTTCGTATATTTACGCCTAATTTTAAACGTTATATTATATGAAGAAGCCAAAAGAAGATTTTTCAACAAGAACAATCAAAACCCCCGACGGTCTAAAAATCACATTTTTTGATAACAAATTCCATAATTGGGATGGGCCCGCTATAAGATATCCTGCTTATATGAAGAAAAAACCTGAATATTATTTATATGGTTTTTTAAAAACAAGAGATGAGTGGATGGAACTTAGAAAAGATAGAAACGGTGTTCCACCAGATAAAAATCCACAAGTACAATCTAGATTTTAATGAAACCAAATGCAATTATAGTGAGTGGGTACTTTAACCCACTCCACAAAGGTCATTTAGAATTATTCCAAGAAGCAAAAAAAAGTGGTGATATGCTTATGGTAATTGTAAATTCTGATTTACAAAGAGAATTAAAAGGTTCAAAAGAATTTATGAAAGAAGAAGAAAGATTTATAATTATTTCTTCAATTAAATATGTTGATTTTGCTATGATTTCTATAGATAAAGATCAAACCCAAATTGAATCTATAAAAGAAATATATAGAATGTATAATAAAACACATAATCTAACATTTGCAAATGGTGGTGATCAAAATAACGATACTATACCAGAAGCTGGGATATGTAAAACATTGGGTGTACATTTAATAGATGGGTTAGGTGATAAAATTCAATCATCAAGTTGGTTATTAAAATAAAAAAATATGAAAATAGGTTTATGTGGTACAATGAGTGTAGGTAAAACTACATTAGTAAATGAATTACAAAAATTAAAACAATTTAGAGGTTATAAGTTTGCTACTGAACGTAGTGGATATTTAAGTAATTTAGGTATTCCTTTAAATACAGATTCTACTTTAAAGGGACAAACTATATTTTTAGCTGAAAGAGTTTCTGAATTATTAAATGAAAAAATTATAACTGATAGAACTGTATTAGATGTTATGGCATTTACAGCATGTTCAAACACAATAGATTTTAAAGATAAGGAGTATTTTGAAGATTTTGCTAGAGTATTTGTAGGTGATTATGATTATATTTTTTATATTTCACCTGAAGGTACTGTAATGGAGGACAATGGAGTTAGAGAAACTAATTTAGAATACAGAGATATAATTGATGAATCTGTTAGAAAAATGTTAAACACGTATGGTCATAGATGTAAAAACATAGATATTTTAAAAGGAAGTACTTCAGAACGAATAGAACAGATATTAGATGCTATAAAATTTTAAATATTTATAGCAAATAATAATCATGGAAGATACGTTTAATTTAAAACAGTGGAAATCTGATATTACGCTTAATGAAGATATAGGTGATAGATTAAAACAATCATCTATGAATGATATATTCCAATCAGTTAGAAATTTAGCTCACGTAACTGAAGTAGATGCTGTTGAAGCTGCTATAACCGCTATAACAGCAATTGGTGTTGAATTTGGAGTTGATGCTAGGTTAAGTGAAGATATTGATGATGACACTGCAGAAAAAGCTCCTGTTGGAGATAAAGCACTAAATAAAAAGTTAAGTAAAGCTGATAGAATAATTAAAGATTATCAAAGAATTCAAAAACAAATGCAAACACATCTTGCAATGTATAAAGATTCTGAATCGGAAGAAAATAAAAAATTAGCATTAAATATGCTTAAAAAACAAACCCCTGAATTTAGGGCGGCCAAAAAAGCATACGATAAAATAAAAGGTGTTAAACTCTAAGGAAAGAATATTATATATATTAAGTCTTGTTTTTCTTGCTTCAATATTAGGATACATTTTATTTGCAGGAGATGAAGATTATGTCCAGGACTATAATTCTCAAATTAATAATTTAGAAAATAAAATAGATTCTTTACATGGAATAAATTCAACATTAAACACAAAAATTAAAGGGTTGAATGATCAAATCTCTAGTCTTGATAATGAATTAATTTTACAAGATAACAAGATTTTTAAATTAAAAAAAGAAGTAAATGAAAAAATTAATGACGTTGATTTTCTTAATGATGATGAGCTGGAGCAGTTTTTCACAAATCGCTACAGACAGCACCTCGATTCAATTAGAAAAGCAAATAGCAAAATTCATTATTAAAGATCTTCTTTTAGGGGATAGTTATAAAGAAGAATTAATGTTAAATGGTACCAAAATTGGTATTTTAGAACAAAAATTAGTTTTAAAAGATAGTATTATTTTTAATTTAGAATCAAAATCAAATAATTTTGAATCTATTTTACTTACCAAACAAAATCAATTAAATTTATCTCAAGAACTTTCCAAAAAACTTCAAACTGATTTAAAGAAGCAAAAAGCTAAAACTAAATTATTTGGGGGCGCAGGAATTATACTAGCTGCCGGTGCCGTAATTATATTAAAATAATATGGCTGAGAATTTAAAAGCAATAATAAAAGACGAATTTATAAAATGTGCTAAAGATCCAGTATATTTTATGAAAAAATATTATATGATTCAAAATCCTAAAAAGGGTAGAATCAAATTTAATTTATATCCCTTCCAAGAAAAAGTATTACAACATTTTAATGATGAAGAATATCTTATTATTAATAAGTCTCGACAATTAGGTATATCCACTTTATGTTCTGCTTTCTCTTTATGGATGATGTTATTCCAAAAAGATAAAAATATACTTTGTATAGCTACAAAACAAGAAACAGCTAAAAATATGGTAACTAAAGTAAGATTTGCTTATGATCAATTACCAAAATGGCTACGAATCAGAACAGTTGAACACAATAAATTATCATTACGATTAGCAAATGGATCTCAAATCAAAGCAACTTCAGCAAGTTCAGATGCTGGTAGATCAGAAGCAGTATCTTTACTATTAATAGATGAGGCTGCATTCATAGATGGAATTGATGAGATATTTGCTTCCTCACAACAAACACTAGCTACTGGAGGTAGATGTATAGCTTTATCTACACCTTATGGTACAGGTAATTGGTTTCATTCTACTTGGTCTAAAGCAGAAGCAAGAGAAAATACATTTTTACCAATCAGATTACCATGGACTGTACACCCAGAGCGTAATCAAGAATGGAGAGATGAACAAAATGTTATATTAGGTAATAGAATGGCAGCACAAGAATGTGATTGTGATTTTAGCACTTCAGGGGATACTGTTGTAGAACCAGATGTATTAAATTTTTATGAAAGTACCTTTCTCCAAGAACCAGTTGAACGTAGAGGAGCAGATGGAAGTTTATGGGTTTGGGAAATACCTGATTATTCAAAATCATATGTAGTAGTAGCTGATGTTGCACGTGGAGATGGAAATGATTTTTCTGCTTTCCATGTATTAGATATAGAATCCGCAACACAAGTAGCTGAATTTAAAGCCCAAATTGGTACAAAAGATTATGGAAATGTATTATTTTCTATAGCTACTGAATATAATGATGCATTATTAGTAGTAGAAAATGCTAATATTGGGTGGGCAGTAATACAACAGTTAATAGATAGAGGGTATCGTAATTTATATTATTCCCCAAAAATGGATGTAGCAATGTCCAATGCTGATCAATATTTGCATAAGTATGAAAATGGGCAAGGTATGGTTCCTGGCTTTACTACATCAATGAGGACAAGACCACTTGTCATCTCCAAAATGGTTTCGTACCTTCACGAGAAATCAGTGACAGTTCGTTCAAAACGTCTGTTAGAAGAATTAAGAACATTTGTTTGGAAACATGGAAAAGCACAAGCATTGCCCGGTTATAATGATGATTTAACTATGGCATTTGGTATAGGAGTATTTTTAAGAGATACAGCTTTACATTTCCAACAACAAGGTATAGATATGGCACGAGCAGCATTAGGAGGAATACATTCAACAAATCATCTTGCGCCAAATATCTATTCAGGAAATAACCAGTTAAAAAACCCTTATGAAATGGAAAATCCACATGGTAACAAAGAGGATATTTCTTGGTTATTGGGGTAATTAATATTTATCATATATACACAAAATGGCAGATACATCATTATTTAGTAGATTAAGAAGATTATTCTCTACCGACGTAGTAATTAGAAACGTAGGAGGGAATCAATTAAAAGTAATAGATTCTGAACAAATACAATCATTAGGACAATTACAAACAAATTCGTTATACGACAGATTCAATAAATTATACAGTACTACAGGTGGCTTGAATTACAACATGATGATGCAAGTCAATTATCCATCAACTAGAATTCAATTATATACCGACTATGAAGCTATGGATACTGATTCTATAGTAGCTTCTACATTAGATATTGTTTCTGATGAATCTACATTAAGAAATGATATGAACGAAGTACTACAAATCCGTTCTGCTGATGAAACAATACAAAAAATATTATATAATTTATTTTATGATGTATTAAATATTGAATTTAATTTATGGTCATGGACTAGAAATATGTTAAAATATGGAGATTTTTATTTAAAATTAGAAATTTCCGAAAAATTTGGTGTATATAATGTTGTTCCATTTTCTTCATATACAATAATAAGAGTAGAAGGATCAGATCCAGCTAATCCAGCTGATGTTAAATTTAAATATGATCCAAGCTATTCAGTCTCTGAAAATCCATTAGGTTTCCAAGTTTTATCTCCTGGTATGGGTGTTAATACTGGTGATGAAGTTATATTTGATAATTATGAAATGGCTCATTTTAGATTATTATCAGATTTCAATTATTTACCTTATGGTAGATCATATCTAGAACCAGCTCGTAAAATATGGAAACAAATGACATTAATGGAAGATGCAATGTTGATCCATAGAATAGTTAGAGCCCCAGAAAAAAGAACATTCTTTGTAAATGTTGGTAATATACCACCTGCTGAAGTAGAAGGATACATGCAAAGAATGATTAATAAAATGAAAAAAACACCTTATGTTGATCCACAAACAGGTGAATATAATTTAAAATTCAATATGCAAAACATCTTAGAGGATTTCTATATCCCAGTTAGAGGTGGAGATGCAACAACAAGAATTGAAACAACAAAAGGTTTAGATTATGCTGCAATTGAAGATGTAACATATTTAAGAGATAAATTATTTGCTGCTTTAAAAGTTCCAAAAGCTTATTTAGGATATGAAGGTGATGTAGAAGGTAAAGCAACATTAGCTGCTGAAGATATTAGATTTGCTCGTACAGTAGAACGTATACAGAAAATAATGTTATCGGAATTAACAAAAATAGCATTAGTACACTTATATGCACAAGGATATGATGGTGGTTCATTAACTAATTTTGAACTTTCATTAACTACTCCATCTATTATATATGATCAAGAAAGAATAGCATTAATGAAGGAAAAAGTAGAATTAGCTGGAAATATGATAGAACAAAAATTAATGCCTACTGATTGGATTTATGATAATATTTTCCACTTTAGTGAAGATCAATATCAAGAATATAGAGATTTAATCATTGAAGATCAAAAACGAAGGTTTAGAGAAAATCAAATTGAAACAGAAGGAAATGATCCTGCTGAATCTGGTGAAGCTTATGGTACACCACATTCATTAGCTTCATTATATGGTGCGGGAAGATATCCAGGAAGTAAAGGTGTTCCATCAGGTTATGCTGTTACTGATAAAAATTATCCTGAAACTGTATTAGATCAAGGAAGACCTGCTGAGGGTCCATCTGATTATGGCCAACAAGATAGTAATTTTGGTAAAGACCCTACAGGGGCACGTAGAATGACATCATCGGATCAAGCAGAAGATAGACCTGGATTAAATGAATCAAATAAAAAACCAGATAATCTTTCTACACGAGCTATATTCGCTCAAAATGAAAATGCTTTAAAGAAAATGTTCCCAAAATCAAAAGTATCTTTATTTGAAAAAGAGAATCTATTAGATGAAGATCAAATACGTGAAGAAATAGAATAATTACAATATTTATAGACAGTAGCGCACTACTTATGAAGATAAAACATAACAAGTATAAAAATACCGGTGTTCTTTTTGAGCTATTAGTTAGAAAGATTACATCGGATACTATGTCCAATAGTAATTCAAAAGCAGCAAGTTTAGTTAAAAAATATTTTACTAAAAGTGAACTAGCTAATGAAAACAAATTATACCAAACACTTAACAGATCAGTTTCTCTATCAGAAGGTAAAGCCGAATCGGTATTATCTACTATACTTGATTTGTCTAGAAAATTAGATAGAGATAAACTTTCAAAAGAAAAATATAATCTAATAAAAGAAATTAAAAATAATTTTGATATTAGTGATTTTTTTGGGGCTAAAATCAAAAATTATAAACTTTTAGCTTCAACTTATATATTATTTGAATCTGTTAACAATACAAAATTTGGAAATCCAGAATCTATTATAACATCTAAAATAACAATTTTAGAACATATCACTTCTAACCCAGATTCTAAATTATCTTTATCTCCTTTAGTTGAAGAATTAACTCAAATGGATAAAGGTACACGTTCTTTGGCATATAAAATAATGTTAGAAAAATATAATACAAAATTTGATAAATTAACTAAAGAACAAAAAGAAGTATTAAAAGAATATATTAATAGTGCTACGGATGCTCCTAAATTAAAAAAATTTTTAAATAATAAATTTACTATTATTTCTAAAGTTTTAAATGAAAACATCAATAAAATAAAAAATCCCGCTCTCAAAATAAAAATCCAAGAAGTTATAAATTTAATTAACCCTATTTTAAATACTAGGAAATTAAAAGATGATCATTTAGTTGCTTTATTGCAATATCTTGAACTTTCTAAGGAAATAGAGACGGCATGAAAAAATTAAAAATCAAGGGATTAAAAAAAGAAATGAGCACTACTGGTACTGGTGCTTCCTTTGCGCCCGGTATAGGTGGACAATATGCTACTCCTAAAGCTTTTAAAAAGAAAAGAAACGAAGATTGGTCTAAATTAAGACAAGGCCAACTTGGTATAGCTAAAACATCACCCGTTTCAAAACAAATAAAAGTTTCCGAACCTTTTGTTACACCTAATCCATCAATTCCAAATCGTAAATCAAAAGCTATTGATTATGTTCAATTATGGGGTGAAGCAAAAGAACATTATAAAAAGCATAGATTTGATCCTATAAAAGATACCCCTGATAGTCAAGCATGGGCTGGTGTTAATACTGGAATTGATATGGATTCATTGGATGCGGCTAATGTTTTAGAATTAGCTAAAGTTGCTGATAAAAAAAATAAACTTAAAATTGGTGATACTGATGTTGAAAAAGGAGTAAAATATACTGTAA